TAGGCTCTTGGCAACAGCAATAGCTTGTGAATCAATATCGGAAGGCTGTTCTTCAGTAGCAGACTTTCCAACTTCTACTAGCAAGTCATCTTGACCAGCAGCTTTCTTAAGAGCTTTAAGAACATCCATAAGAGGTGCAGCTTCTTCCAAGCCCTCTACAGCGCGTAGCGCCTTAGCAATCCCTTCAACATCAGCATCCTCGCCAAGTAGGGAAGCATACTCAGAAGCTTTAGCAACGTATTCCTGGTGGGTACGGGTTTCGTGAGCGGCTTTCAGGACTTGTAGCTCCTTATTAGACTCCTCAGCTTTTGCAGCGTAAGACTTTTCAATTGCTTCAACTTGTTCTTTAGCCAGATCAGCAGCGGCTTTCTGAACCATTTCTTCAACAGACTTTTGAGTAAGTTCTTCATTTTTATCAGGCATTTGTTTACCAACCTCTTGTTTAGTAGATTTATCATCTTCGGCCTTAGTTACAACATCTTCATCTTCGAGAGTGGCATTACCACCTTCTACCGAAGACAACAGATTCTTTTCGAGATACTTAGCAGCAAATGCTTCAAGCTTCTCATTGAGTTTTTCAGTGTGTTCAGACTTGTTAATTTGAACTGAGTCTATTTCTCGTTGAATGTGTTCTACCCAACTACTAGCCGAGTTCTCAGGAGGCTTATCAATATCCTCAGCAGTGTAGCCAAGTAAACCAGCTACCACCTCTGCATCACCGTATCCAAGGTCAATGTAACGAGTTAAGAACTCCATAATGTCCATTTTAACTGTCACATCTTTGGAGAGTGCTTTCTTAATTTCCGCCTCTGAAGCTGTCAAGCTTTTCATTACCAAGACTGATTGTCCATTTGCAGCTTTGTCAACTAATGCTACGTGAGCGCCTTCAAAATCAAAGTTGAAACTCTTAACTGTACGGGTTGCTTTAGTCATTAATACCCTCTACTTGTGCTGTACAACCGACTGAGAAACCTGTGAACGTGCCATCTTTGCACATCCCCCATAGTTCATCGTCGTGTACCTTCATTGTGAGAATCCAATCACCTGTCTTAACTTGACCACCACCAAGTGTGAAGTCTGCTTTAGCAATATAAGACTCAATAGGCGTTGCGAGTTCAGTTTGGGTAAGGTGTTGGATGTTAGCTTTACGGCAAAGTTCATTGTATTGGTGACAGGCTTTTTCTACACACTCTTCATCGTATATGTCACCTTGTAAATCCGCCTCATTGGGCCGGAGTACAATCGCTGTGAAGTGTCGTTTCTCGATATCAGCAGCTTTAGCAATCCCTTTTGACTCAGTTTTACCAAAATGCTTTTCAATTACACTTAAAATTTCTTCTTTCCAGCTCATTAATTGGGCCTCTTAATTATTCTCGTGGAACTCCGACAGGGGTGGACAGGGTTTAATGCAGGCGGGTGTGTATCTCCACTGGGGAAAGCCTGACCAATCTCTGCAATCGCCCTGTGATTCGATACACAGATATCAGTTGTTACATCGTCCAGTACCGAGACCCATTGTTTAACGTAGTCATCACGCTCTAACTGACCAGTCTCGACAAGCTGCGTGAAAGCAGTATCCTTAGCACCCTCTACGATACTTGTGCTAATCATTGTTGAAGCAAGTCTTAAACGAACCTCTACAAGCTGGTCAATACGCCTCTGAATACGCTGTTCAATAACCTTCTTAGAAAGACTTTCAGCTTTCAAGGCATCTTCCATAGCTATCACTGTGCGTAGATACCTTGGTGTAAGTCCGTAGTAAAGCTTCAAACGCCTAGCAATCTCCTTGTTACCCCACCCACGATCATCAGCAATAATAAGCAACTCATTGAACATATTACTGTTGGTCTGAAGTATATAAACAAGCTGGCTATCGAAGATTCTTGCGGCTAGTGACTGAATACGTGAGTCTGAATAATCCACCGAGAGGTCTTTCTTTTTAATTTCTCTGGAGGTTCTTTCAAGGCCGATGTTAATCGACTTTTGAGAAGTGTCTGATAGTTTTGAGAGGACTTCTGAAGCCTTAGTCCTAAAGCGCGCCTGTACACTTTCAAAATCTGAATAAGAAAACGTTGACATCACTAACCCAGAAGTTCCAGCAAGCAATGCCAGTGCAAAGAGAGCTAAAAGTTCTTCGTGAGTTTCTTCTTCAAGGGCTTCTTCCTCATGGTAGGGGGAGCTTTCAACTGACATACTTAATCTCCCCTGTTAAGTGGTCTTCCCAATACGGTATGAATGAGTCGCATTTAGCCCTGTTTTCCCTGGCGTCCATCAACTGAAGATTGCAGGGGATGTGCAGTCCACACACTAAGTTATTTTGTAGCGGTACAATGTGATCTACATGAACTTGCAAGTCGAGGGTCTCATCTGTTTCTACACAATCATTCAGCTTTGATTTTTCTATTTGCGCATTTAAATAAATTTGTAGAATTTCGCCTTCAAAAATATCGTAAGAAGCGTGCTGAAGTTGTTTGCGCCTCTTAGAGACTATGTAGTTCCTACGAGCCTTGTGGGCAGAGAGACGCTCCCCACCTTCCTCGTAGACAGAGGATATCCAATCTCTTTTATATTTCCTAACTTTCGCCTTCTTTTCTTCGGGCATATTTAACCAATACTTCTTACGAGAATCTATAATCTCATTACGATTCTTATAGTAGTAACGTATATTCTTTTTTAGAATAACATCTTTATTAGCCTCGTAATAAATTTTTTGGTTTGCTAGAATCTGATCTTTATTGTTTTCATACTTTCTGTGGTTGTAGTCGAGATATGTCTCCCTGTTCCTAGTGTACTCTTCTCTCTTGCAGTCTATGCACATAGCTTTGGAAACAGTTCTCTCTGAAACATGGCCGTTAACACAAGGTTTTCCGGTAAAATACCTCGTCAGATTCATTTCTTTCGCCTGCTTTCGAGATACCAAATCTGGATGGCTGTCGAAGTAGGTACGTTCTGCCTCGCGTCTAGCAGCAACTCCCGCATCACGTTTAGGATTTCCGTGTTTTTTATAGGAATCTTTTCGGCATTCGTCACATCGACCTTTAGACACATCTCTCGTAGTTATGTGATTGTTACGACAAGGGACACCTGTAAAAAACTTATTCAAACCTTGATTAATTGCTTCTTCTTTACTGACAATTTGCATTTTACCTCCAACTAGGTTATAGAAATGCACCTATCTAGTTAGTTGGAACTAGAGTGGATAGCTAATCTTTTCGGTGCAAATTTTTACCGTTCTGTAGAATCTACAGCAATTTCTCCTGGTGTATTTGGGACGGACTCTTCAGTAATCTTTTGAGTTTGTCTTGCACGCTCCATTACCGAACCTTCACCATCCTGCTTAACCTTTTCAAACCCTGACCAATCTCGGAGGGTATTCTCAATACCTTCGTCTGGGGTGATGAATCCAGCGCTAGAAGCGTCTTTGAGGAACTTCCCGATTAGTTCGAGGTTAGTGTCATCAACACCATCATGTACGAGTTTTGGTGTCTTAGTAGCGTCCCAGTTGTTTAAACGGAATAACTCAGGGATAGCCTTTTCATTAAACTGTGCAGCGATGTTATCTAGGTATGAGACTAGGGACGTCTTAAATGCGTCTACTTTTGATGAAGCCAGTGAGTAGCTTCCGACAGACTGACCACCAAGCAACATGTGATCTGAAATCATTGACTGCATAATACGGCGGTCATAACGCTCAATAACAGGGCCGGTTTGAACTTGTCTTGAACCAGATGAACTTAGAAGTTCTACGTTATAAATGTACTGACCACTACCTGTATCTTCGTTGCCGTAAATATCAGAAGCCATTAATATATAAGACTGGTCATTACGTTTAAGTTGTTGGCCCATAACCTCATACATCCGACGCAATTTCTTCTGACTTTCATCTGCTTCGGGGGAGAGTATTTCAGAAGGTACACGTATAATCGGAATACCTGACAAGTCGCGCTCTACACCAACTGCTTCTTGAATTTCAATATTCTTACGGAAGTAGTAAGCACGGTAAGCTGAACGTAAGATGCTTAGGCCGCGAGGATTATCTTTATAAGATGTTGTACGGAACAACAGATAACGGTCATCGGGAATCCAAGCATCTACTTTATTCCAGAAATCTTGTTGACGTATATGAGTAAGCTCTCCATGGTCATCAAAACGGAAATCAGTAATGGTGTCTTGTGAACGGATTGGTAAACGTCTCCAACCTAATAAACCATCATTATATTTTGAACGATATTTTTTATTAGTTTTCTCCGGCCCGAGACGCTTTTTATAAACAATCTCATGGACACTGAAGCCGTAAGTTAGATAACTAAGAATCTCATCGAGTGTTTCTGACCAGGGCTTTGCTAAGTCATCTAAACAAGAGCGTATAAACTCGGCTTTTTCCGCAGCATCAGCCGGTTTGTTTACACCTTGATACTCTTCCACACGCCATTCAGAAGACTTGATAAACTGTTTAATCGCGTAGAGTGCGCCAGAGATAAGAGCATCATGCTCCATTTCAGCGTAGACTTTATTGCAACGAGGCCACTGTAAATCTTTAACAATTTCTTCGTCAATGTACCCGTTATGGTGTCTAAGTCCTGTTCCACCCAACTCAGAAAGCGGGGCACTTTTTGTATCATCAGTTGCCATTAAAACCCCTTAAAAGGAATGAGTAGAATTCATACTAGTGGAAAAGAACATGAATAGAATGATTCAATACACCATTATAGTACATGCAAACTATTCATGTTACAACCAATTAGTGTGAATTATATTAATAGTTAGATATTCCAAATAGACTCCGAGTACATATCCTCTAAGTCCATAACAATATCAGTCGATACTTTCTTACCTGTTGCTAAGTTATTGAATGCGTCACTTGTTCCGTCAACTTGATCATCGTGACCCTTACCATCCCCAGTAAAGTTTTCAAGTTCGCGGATGTAGTCGTCATTCCAATCACCTCTAACAATCTTCACTAGACCAGCTTCAGCGGCGGAAGAGAATGGTTCAAAACGTTCAAGCTTCGATTTACTAGTTTTACACTTCTTGAACTTGAAACCAGCGAGGTTCTTAGCATGATCTTCGTAGACAGATTTACCAGCACCACCAGGATCGAGTGGAAGCCCTATAACGCACTTAATACCGTCAGACCTAGCAGAACTCAGCATCATCTTTTTAACGCCCTGTGGGCGCTTACGATCACGTTTGACGTTCATGATGTAGTAGTAGCCATCAACACCAAGACGAATCTTAACGCCTGCTGTGTAGTCTGGATCGGGATTTACTTCGGAAGGTTTGGTAGACGCTGTATCCCATGCTCTCATTTCAGACTTGAAATCAGGTACATCTTTTGGATATACAAGTTCACACCAGTCTGCTTGGAAGTAACTACCAGAGTTTGCTTTGGTGTTCCAATTACCTAGGTAGAGAGCTTCACGTTCTACGCGGGACAGGGCTTTAAGGTTGGCTTCGTAAGAAGGGTCAATCTTCTTGTTATCTTTAACTGTTGCATTGATAAATGTGAAGGATTTAGGCATCGCATCAGCGCCCCAAATAGCCTCAGCCTCGTCTTTCGTGTCGTACCAGTGTGTATCTTCACCCCTTCGGATAAACCAGCGTACAACGCCACAACGGGCTTCTATAGGGTATCCATTCTCATCTATCCACCAATCAACTAACTTCCTTACCCATCCTTCTGATACTGG